TGGCGGCGGCGGCGGGGCGGCTTCGCCAGCACCGGGCAGTCCAGTTCCATCAGGAGGCGCCGGAGGTTCAGGAATTGTTGTTATCCGTTGGCTTACTTAGGAGAAAATTGTGGCGCATTTCGCAGAAATAGACAAAGAAGGAAATGTTTTACGCGTTGTGGTTATTGGTGACGACGACTGTTTAGATGAAAACGGCGACGAATCCGAAAATGTTGGGAAAGCTTTTTGCGCTGAACACATTGATTCAACAAACGACTGGGTGCAATGTTCTTACAACACACAAAGAGGGGTACACATTCAGGGCGGGACACCTTTTCGGTGGCACTATCCAACAACGAACATGGTTTATGACTCAACGCGAGACGCTTTCATAGGTCGACAACCGTTCCCTTCTTGGACTTTTAATGAAAGTACTTACGAATGGGAACCGCCAGACCCCTTCCCCGACGATTTCAAAACTGGGAACTATTTATGGGACGAAGAAACAAAAACATGGGTTAAAGAATAAAAAATTAAGGGGTCGAAATGAAATGGTTAGATAATTTTGTGTGTCAATTTCAGATACACGAAGCTAATGGATTACTTGAAGAAATAATCGAGAGAGTAAAACTCTCAAAAAGATGGGATCAATCACAAACATATGGAGGGTCGGGTCTTTACATGAGAGATTCAGACCAAATACATTACGATCCAACCAGCCCACCTGTCGAACATGAGCCGATTTTGGCTTTCGCGCAAGAGTGTTTAGAGACTTACACAACAGAATTAAGGGTCGCAGGAGATGTGCCAGCCTTCGGATTCACAGAAGGATATAACCTTTTAAGATATAAAGGCGACGGTTCGCAGGCTTACCATGCCTGCCATTCAGATCAAGGTTTCCCGGCTTATATGCACCGACACGTCACCTTTTGCATGTATTTGAATGACATAGAAGAAGGAGGAGAAACAGAATTTCCGGTACAAGGGTTAAAAATTAAACCGGAAGCTGGTAAAGCTCTAATCTTCCCAGCGAATTGGTGCTATTCCCACAGGTCGCTTCCTCATTCAACAGGCGAGGACAGATATTTGTTTAACATCTTTTATGGTTTTTACCCTGTAGAACAGGTGTCTAAATGACTTTCACAAAATGGGAATTAAAAAAAGGTGAAAATTTCAAAACCGCGAAATCAGGCATCCCGACAAAAGATTTAGATTTCATAACCAAATACGCACTTTGGAGAGAACAGGCGCAACAATTCGAAGGCGACGACCAGTCGCCAAACGCTTTTTTTACATATAACGATTCTTGTATGCAGTACCTACATTCTGTGTTGTATCCGGTTTTAGAAAAAGAAACTGGGTTAAAGTTGTTGCCTACTTATTCATATATGAGGGTTTATCGCAACGGAGCAACCTTAGATAAACACACGGACCGGCCAGCCTGTGAAATATCAGCTTCGTTGCACGTAGGGTCTAACTATTCGCCGACGTGGAAACTTTATGCAGAAGGCCAGCCAATTACACAAGAAATAGGCGACTTGCTTATATACAGAGGTTGCGAAGTTGAACATTGGCGCGAACCTTTCGTGACAGATGAAAACAATTACCATGTTCAGTTATTCGTCCATTTTGTCGATTCAGAAGGCCCGTACGAAATGTGTTCAAATGATGAAGAAAAAATAGAATAGAGGTTAAAGTGACACACGTAGACGACATAGAGTTCTTAAACCAGTTTCGCGACGACGGAGACGAAAACATAACCCTGTTAGACCCGTTGTTGTGCTGGAGGCTACGTCGGGCGTACGAGGACGACGAGCATTTACGCGACGTTCTACGGATCGAATCAGCGGTACGCCCCAAATCTGAACAAGAATACCTGTACGCAGGTTACAAAGCTAAAAAACCGGGGTTTAACCTAGCGGCTAACCCTGAACGTGTTATAGGCACTTCAGGGGGTAACACTTGGTTCGGGTCGTATCATATGCAACAACCGTCAGGGTACGGCTACGCTGTAGATTTGACGCATCACGGGAAATCAACGTGGTCGCGTATTCATAAAACTTTAAGAGCTTGGGGACTACACACAACCGTTAAAGGCGAAGCGTGGCACCACCAAGCGCAAACTGTTAAAGGTGTTTTACCCGGCCCTATGCCGGATGATTGGCCAACTGATATGGAGGACATTATGACCCCCGAAATGGAAGAAAGATTCGACGATTTGAAAACTTGGGTTTTCAATTCAACGAAAATGATTAACGAAAAACTTGAAGAACTTGGGAAGGTTGTTCAGGAAGTTAAAGAGGAGTTGAAAAAATGAGAGAATATCTTGATTTGTTAGAACGTACCGTTATGACATTTGTTCAATGTTTCGCGGCTCTTATGGTAGCTGACCAAGCGGACATTTTATGGAACGTGGACGCGTTAGAAGCCGCCGCGTGTGGTGGCATGGCTTCAGCTTTAGCGGTGTTAAAAGGTTTCGCCACACAGAAACTAAGCAAAGACAAAACACCAAGCGTGGTGCATACAGCCCCGGTTAAGAAAACCCCAGCTAAGAAAACCCCAGCGAAGAAGAAGTGAACGAAGCAACCAGTTGGAAGCAATTTAAGATAAAAACCAACCTTGGTACGCTCGTTTCAGTTTTTATAGCTGTAGGGCTGATAATGTGGCAGTTGCTGGGAATAAAAAGCAACATTGATTCAAACAGCGAAAGCGTACACAACCTGCAAATAGCTATAGAAGATTTGTCGTATGCGACAGATTTAGCTAATCAGGTTTCAATGCGAACCGACCAGCTTTTCGACCAGTTAAACATGATCCAAGACCAGTCCCAAGACAGCGCGTTCGCTTGGGCTGACATCCAGTTACATTCCCAGCAGATAAGCGACCTGTCGTTTGACGTTGACGAACTGGAATGGCAGTTAGACGACGTTAAAATGCGGCAAGCTGAAGCCGGCGGGCATTTGAACGAACCTATATTCCAAGAAATAGATGGCCTTTGGAACGCCATCAACAATTTGGGTACCGGGGGTTTCGAGGAATGGGAATTTGACGAATTAGAAAACCGGATAGTTGCTGTAGAAACAACAGTATGGAACCAAGGCGACAGCGCTTGGGAAATAGACGAACTGGACACACGTTTAACCGTTCTTGAAACAACCGTATGGAACCAGCCGGACAACAGATGGGAAATAGACGAGCTTCTACGCCGTGTTAATGAACTGGAATGGTTTACGTATGGATAAAACAACGAAACTGATAGCGGCTATAACGGGCCTGCTGGTAGCGGTTGGTACTCTTATTGGTACTATCACGATCACGCTAGGCGGTGGCGGTGACGACAACCCGTATAAAGGCGGTATGACTATCGTTCTTAATTCGCCGGAAGCGTACGAAGAATTTTTAAGAAACCATCCCGGTTAAAACAAAAACCCCCCTAACGGGGGGCTTTTTTGCGTTTACATGTTCATTAAACAACCGTGGCATTTTCGTTTTAGACGCTTTCTTATAGCTAACGATTCTTTTTCGGTTGGTAGTTTTCCTGCGATTTTGAAAGTTATTTCCCTGCCGTCATCGCCGCAATCGTCGCACTTTTCGCGCGCTGTTACCTTACCCATTGACTATCTGCGCTACTTTCGTGTGGCTCATCTCTACCGCTTCCGCGATGTCTCGCAGGGTGTGTCCTCTGCGGTGCGCGTCGCGTATCAGTTTGTCTCGTAGTTCTTGCATGTGTTCCATTTTCTCAACATGCGACCTTAACTTACCTAACATTATCAACACCGTCACTTTCGCCATATTCACACGCTCCGCAGATGTAATCCGCTGTGTAGATATTGCCGACATAAACACCATGTCTGCAATAGTCTTTATCAGGGATCGGTTCGACATCATTATCTAACACCTGACCTGTTCGAGCCTCTCTAAGTATTTCCTCTACTGACAATTCAGCCATTTCATTACCTTTCTTTACGACCACATAATTTCAGAAACGACGCCATCAACTTTGGCTGCTTCTTTTTCGGCTTCTGCTTTCGTGTCAAAAACATATATGTATCTACTGCTAAAAGGTAGCCAAGCGTCATCTGTGTTTCTATCACACGACAACCAGCGCTTTTCTTTCCGTGGTGTTCCTGATGGGCATTTTTGCATTATTACAAATTGGATATCATTATTGAATTTCATTGTGCCTCCTGTCGGCGTTTTGTTCATGTAAATATTATATACACAGTTTTAACAGTTTGTAAACATTATTTACAAAGTTTCTAACATTTTTTTTAACATTTTTTTAACCATCCACCACCCCCGTATTAAACCGTTTTAATATCTACCCCAACAACAACGGAAGGACGGTTCCATGACAGGACTACAAAATTATGAGGAAGTAAAGGACAGAATCCCACTATTTTGGGAGTTGTACCCTGAAGGGCGAATAGCCCCTAACCCCATGTCTGACCTATCAGACATAACCACAGTCATTTTCAGATGCGATCTGTACGCACACAAAGACGACCCGACACCCTTTTCCACCGGGTGGGCTTTCGAAACGCAGGGCGTGGGCGGTATGGCTAACAAATACAGCCACGTTGAAAACTGTGAAACGTCAGCTATAGGCAGGGCGTTAGCGAACGCGAATCTTTACAACAAAAACAAGCCACGTGCTTCAGCTTCAGAAATGAAGAAGGTAGAAACCGCGCAAAGAGCCAACGAAGAACCCTTCCCAGTAGACGAGAAGGAAGAAACGTTTTCCACCGCTGACCTGAAAGAACGGTTAAACCAACTATCTGACGAACAGCAGGCTTCAGCAAAAAAATGGATAGCCCGCGATCTGCGGGGCGTAACAACAGCAGACGGCAGACTTCTAAACAAAGTAACAGCGCTTCAGCTATCGCAACTAGAAGAAGTTTACCTAAAGATCACGCAGTAGCGAGAAGAACAGACCCGATTACAAGCCATGAAGCCGCCAAAAGCCTTGACGATCTTAAAGGTTTACGCGCAGAGGTTTACGAACTTTTACGCGAACTTGGACGAGCAACAGACGAAGAATTACGCGACGCGTACCAGCGGAAACACCCCGAAAAGAAAACACCCGCGTATTCGACGCTGGCGACAAGGCGAAACGAACTGGAACACGACTACGGGGTCGTGGAACCAGCCATCGTGGACGGCAAACAGCTTACTAAACCAAACCGGAGGGGAAATCAATGTCTCGTATGGCAGATAAAAGACGACACCCAAGCACCTACCCAAGAACCAACCCTGTTTCAGGAATCGTAACGGAGGCATCATGGCAACAAACCGTAAAAGAAGCCGCCGAGATGTTCGGCTGGTGGGTTTACCACACCCACGATTCAAGACATTCACAACCCGGTTTCCCCGACCTTGTGTTAATCAAACCACCGCGTGTAATGTTCATAGAGTTAAAAAGAGAGACAGGACAATTAACAATCGAACAACGTTACGTTATGGACATGCTAGGGGAATGCACGGACATAGAAACGCATATCGCGCGACCTTCCGAATGGTCGCAAGTTGTGGAGTGGCTGTCGTAATGCTTTTAGCTTGCACATCCAAGACCCTTGGAAGCGGTCCTGTCTCGCTTTCAGGGTCGCCACTCCCGCCTCGAACGCAGTTACCGGCGGTTGAGCATGTGTCGTCGAACGAGCCGAAAACGCCTCACAGCTATATAGAAAACGGCTCGATTGGAACACAACGGACAGCCAGCACGACACTAGCCCCGCCGGTAACTGTCAAACCTGTGGTGGTGGCACCGACAACGACTACGGGGTCAATGTTGCCGACTGTCACCACCACAATTCCAACGACAACAACAGGAAAAGTTTTCTACGAGGATGTGGAAAGATGGCGCGATTTAGTGTCCGTATATTTCAAATCAGCGGACGTTGAACGCGTTTTAGAGCTTATCCATTGTGAGAGTAGCGGAAAAATCTTCGCGGAGAACCCCAAAAAGACCCTTTACGGCTACGCACAGGGGCTTATGCAACATATGAGCGCTTTATTTCCCACACGCGCCTTAGAAGCCAAATCAGCGGGTTACAACAATAACGGTGATGTTTGGAACCCAGCAGACAATTTGAGCGTAGGCGCATGGTTGCTTTACGAAACAAAACAAGGATGGAATCATTGGACATGCACAAAATTATTAAAATAACTTTAGGCGCGTTTCTTATAGTTTTAGGAAGCGCTATCGCGGCGAATGCACAGCTAACAATCGGCGCACCGGGTGAATTACCCACAGGCTACATTCATTTATCCCCAACTGAAGTGGCTGAACGTGTGGACAACATGATCGAAGCTGGCGAAATTAACCCTAGTAGTTTAGTTCGCACAAAATCGGGGATTATCCTATCGGGTACACCTCATTCGTTGCTTATAGAAGCAGGCGTTTTTTACGAATACTATTCCGACTGTAGACACGACAAGGTTTACCGTTACGACGACCCTTACTGGGCTGAAGTGAAGGGCGCTTGGATGACTAACTGGCAATTCTGCTACATGCTCAACAAATGAGCCTTAAAGCAACTATTTGGGTTTGGGAACACTCCGAAACGACAGGCGCTACACGCCTAGTCCACTTGTGTTTAGCTGACAGGGCAGACGAAAAAAGCCTACTAAGTAACACAATGGTCACTTTTCCAGCATCTAGGGCGTTCATAGCGTCCCGTACGAAACTATCAGTACGCCAAATCACACGCGCTATTACTGAACTAACCGAAAAAGGTTTAATAGCTCGCGCGAAAGGCGGTTACGGTACGACTTCTTCACGTTTCCTACTCCAATTTGACGAAAACATGCACCGGATAGGGGCGACAGGAAGTCCCGCAGGGGTGACAGAAAGTCCCGCTAGTAGTGACATAGTGTCGCCCTTAACAGGTACAGGGTTAAACAATAGGATTGAAAAAGAAAAAGAAGGAAAAATCTTCGCTTCAGGGACAGGTTGGTATTAATGACCGTTGCCTATCAAAAAGTCGTCCGCGACAAAATGCAAACAGAAGATACACACAATCTTTTTGGTGATTGGTGGTCAGATATTGATATTGACATAAAAAAAGCGGTTGTGAAAGAAATTGATTACAAGACAGCGGCAAGTATCATTATCAAATATGAATGGCTGGGTTGTATGCCCGCAATGGTTAAATACTGTTTTGGAATCTATTTTGACAATCATTTAGCTGGCGCTGTTGTTTACAGCACGGAATATATCGAGAACCTAGGCAAGTGGGATAAGTACGACTACACAGGGAAAATTATTTTGTTATCTAGAGGGGCTTGTGTTCATTGGGCGCACCCGCACAGCGCAAGCAAACTAATAACAAGCTCTATGAAAATGCTTCCCGAAAAATATAAAGTTGTTACAGCTACAGTAGACGAACACGCTGGAGAAATAGGAACAATTTATCAAGCATGTAATTTTGTTTACATTGGTTCTATGCGGGATAACAACCCGAATGTTAACAGCAGGAAAGATGACAGGTTCGGGGTCGAAATAGACGGCAAGTTATACACAGCGCGTTCAATGCGGCAGAAAGTCGGATCGCAAAAAAAAGCGGACATTTTAGCGGTTTACCCGCAAGCGGTATTCGTACCCCAAGCCAGCAAAAAAAGATACTTTTACTTTCTAGGAGACAAAAAAGAACGAAAATACCTTCGCAGTAAGATAGAAGATCAGATCCAGCCCTACCCTAAAAGGGTTTCTAGTGAATGACCTTAAAGAAATGTTAACCCGACTATCAGCCTGCGCCCATCTAATATCAGCAGAACTAGACGACCTAATCGTGTTAGCGTACGAAAAAAAAACAGGCGACACAGCCAAAGTTAAAGGCGGCGACGTTATCGACCTGACATTAGTCGGCGACGAACGAGCTAGAACAGCCCTACACGGAATAGAACGCTACGCAATGCCATTACTAGAAAACTTAGACAACGCACTAAACCTATTACACAGCGGGAAACAAGACCCAGCACCAAGGACACGTAAACAGATAACCAAAAAAGAATTAGAGGAAGCGTTGGAGAATCAGGCTAAACGAAAAGAACGCGGCGAATACACCCCGCACAGAACCTACCCACAACCGGGC